TACCGGCGGCGATCACCATCGGCAGCGGAAAGAACTTCGATTTGAGGGCGGTTGATAAAGTCGGACATAAGGTCGGACTTACCATCGGATCGAACCCGAGATCAGACGGCCGCCGCCGGAGGCTTACGAACCGTGCGCCCACATGTGCAGATATGAGGCGGGCGGGGCATCAGGCACCACCTGCAAGTTTGGCTTTGAGGTTGCGCAGGCCAGCCCGGTCAAACTCTGGATCAAGACCGGCGGCGATGTTCTCAGCACGTTGTTCTTCGGAAGGCTCGTTTGTGTTCTGATCTTCGTCAGCGCTACCATGAACGGCTTTGAGCTTTTCAGTTAGACCTTCGAATGCTTGGGTGATCTCATCCGGTGTGGCGTTCCATGCCGTGCTTGGTGTCCAGCCTAACCAGCCTGTCGCGACCTTGTAGAGCCGGGAATAGACCTCAGACCACGGCATTGGTTTGCCTTCTGGTTTGGTCTGTTCTTGCTCAGGCGGTGTGGGGATCAGGCCAGTGCAGAGACTGATTATCTGGTTTTGGGTGGCAAGCAGGGTGTGCAGCGGCGCATTGGCTGTCGCGGTCAGAAAGGCGTCTGCGTCGTTCTGGTCATTCGCTGAAACCCGGATGATCTCGCGAATGGTCGCTGTGTCGAAGGATTCCACACGATTGAACAGGGATTCAAACCCATCATGCAGGCGTTCGAGGTGGGTTGCAGCCCGCAAAGACGGGCGCAGGCGCACGGTGTTTCCACCATGCGAAAGCGTGATCGCGTCATATGCGGGCTGCATTGTCATGGGGTTATGCCGCTACCTTGAGCCGGACAAAACGATCAGGATGGGTCAGGTCAGCCCCAACACGTTTCCGGCCATGGAAACGAACCTGCCCATTGCCTGCGAGGCTGTAGGGGTCGCGTAGGGTAGTCAGGCCAATACGATCAACGATCCGGTAGCCAGACATGTCGCCAAACAAGATCGGCAGATTGCCAGCGCCAATATCATCCATGTCCGGCATTTCGACCACGGGACGGCCCAAGAGAGTGGACGGTGCGCCTTCTGCAATGGGATCAAGGATCAGGTAGCGGCCATTGCCATCCTTCCACTGGCGCACGATTGCCAGGGTGTTCCGGTTCATCATCCAGACACCCGCCTGCGCATAGGTCGTGGCGATCTTGTGATACATGGCGATCAGCACGTCAGCCGGGTTTGAGGCCGGGAAGTCGGCTGCAACGCCGGTCTTGATCTCGGCAATTGGGTTGGCAGGCAACATGATGCCTTTCGGCTGGCCAGTTCCGGTGCCTTTGACAAAGGACAGACCTTCGGTTTTGCCGAAAGATTCTGCGAAGTCAGAAAGCAATTCGCCCTCAAGGCCATAGGCGTTGTCTTCAAGCAGGGCGTTGGACACGTCTGTGAATGTTGCCAGCTCATGCGGGGTCAGCGTCACCTGTTCAAAGGTCATGCCGCTTTCTGTGCGGTCTGCGATCTCAGTAACCCAGGTAGCAGCGGTGCCGGTGACACGCCGGGGATAGGTGATCGACGGTGCGCTGATCGACACGACACGGGCATAGGCACGGATCGGGCTGTATTCGTTCAACAGCTTGATCAGCTCATTGCCGAATTCTTGCGGGGCCAGATAGCCGCCGTTTGCGTCGGTCGAGACAGTCAGTGCTTTGACTTCCTCGGGGGAGATGCGTTCGACACCACGGCGCAAAAAGCTATCAAAGGCTTTGCCTTCCTGCTTTTCCGGGCCAGCGATATGGACGCCCTGAGGTCGATTGGCCTTGGCTTCCATCTTGTCGAGGCGGGCTTTCACCTCATCATAGGCTTTAGTGTCAGCTTCCGGCGCGTCATTGGCCGGAATGCCTGCGATTGCGGCTGCAATCATTTCTTCGATTTCTTCGGGATTCATGATTTGTTCCTTAAGGGGGTTGTGTGTGTCATCGGACTTGAGGGAGGTGATCTGTGCGCCTGCGTGGCACGGGATTGCAACGACCGAGATTTCGTGAAGGTCCAGAGCCGTAATCGTGCGGCCTTTGGCGCGGGGTGTGGCGGATTTCGTGACAAAACCGATAGATAGCCCGGTGACAGCATGGGCCTTAATCATTGCGCGCACTTCACGAGCGCGCGGCACGTCATCGACCAACAGCTTGCCCTTGACCGTGATACCGGCGTCGGTTTCTGCGATTTCATGCCAGACGCCGATCACCTCTGCCTGATTGTGCGACCAGAGCATCGGCAGGGTTTTGGGGCTAGTGAACGCGCCCTTTTCGATCACGTCACCAACGCGGTCAGGGATACCGAACGGCCATGCCGTGCCGATAATTTCGCCGGTCTCTGAAACGTCAAGTGCGGCTTTAAATTCAATGACCTGATTCATGCGGCTTCCTCTGAGATTGCAGCCGCGTCGGTGATTGGGTCGGTTTTGCCGGACCAGCGGGCATCAAGGATGTCCAAGGCCAGCGGCACGATTTCATCAAAGGGGCGGTTGGTGGCGTAAGTGTCGGTTAGGTTCATTGCATGCTCAGGAGGCATACCGCCGCCAATCAGACCAAGCCGGATGATCTCAGGCAGATGCGAGTTGTGAAACTGCATCGCCACTGTGCGTTGATAGAAGGCACCAATGCCCATGTCAGTGAGCCGTTCCAGCTCTGCAATCATGGGATCAGTCAGGGCGAAGGCGTGTTTAGCGTCGCCAAAGAAAGCGGTGTGCGTAATCATGCGGCTTCATCCTTTGGTGCGGCATTTTCAGCCGTTGTGATGTGGGGGTTTTGAAGGCTGTCGCCGTCTGGATGTGGTGGCAGGTTCAAGCCGGAACGCACTTCGTTCCCGGTCATGACATTCATGCTGCGATACTGGCCATAGGCGGTCGCACGAGTGGCGTGGTCGATGGTCAGCAGATCGTCGGTGACAAATTCGATGTAGAGGCTCTGACGCTCTTCTGGGGTCAGCAAGCACCGCGAATATGCCCAAGCCCAATTCTTAAGCCACGGGGAAAGAGTCAGCGTTAAAAACTGGCGCATCATCTGTTCGGTGTTGGCCCATGTGCCGCGTGTCAGTTCGAAAAGAAGCGTCGGGGGCACCCTGAACACGCGTGCGATTTCATGGATTTGCTCAAGCCTGTTTTCGGCAAACTGAGCATCCACAAGGGTCAGGCTGAGCTGATCGTAGCCCATGCCCTCGTCAAGAATTGCCGTGCCGCCTGCATTGTTACCACCATGGGTCTTGAACCAACTTGCAGCGATCTTTTGTTTGGCTAGCACGTCCAGCGCTTTTTCCGATTTGATGATTCCGGATGGACGGCCACCGTTTTTGAACAGGGAAGCGATGTGCGTTTCAAAAGCGACGGCTAGGGCGATAGCTTCGCGCCCCAAGGTGATCGGGGATATGCCACCAAACGGGCTGATATGCAGGATATCGCGATAGGCAAAGCGGCGGGTGCCGTTGGTTGTTTCGACCATGTAATAAGGTTCGCCGTCATCCTCATTGGTGGCGCGGACCTTCGCGGGGTCAAGGCGGTGCAGCTCGTAGGGTGTCCCGTCGCCAAGGCGAACAACATGAGCATAGCCGTTGCCAGTCATGAGTGCGTCGAGTGTGAGTTGCGTCCGCAAATCTGCGGCGCTCGTCCATTCGTTTGCCTCTTCGCGGATCAGGGCATAGGCCGGATGGTCGGTCTTGGTTTCCTTGGTGTCGCGCAGGTAGAGCTTGGCAGGCAAGTTGCCCGTGGTCTCACTGATCAGCCCTACTGCGCAGGCCACGGCAGGAACGCGCATGGCGGCTTGTGCCGATATGGAGATACCGGACGCGGTAGGCAGGATGCCGAACAGTTCTTCGATGCCGGGATCAGTTAGAGAAAGGGCTTTGGTTTCGGGCTTGCCAAACAGGCGATTGAACAGGGTCATAGACGGTCCACAAATGGGCTTGAGGTGTTATATTATCACACTCACGCCTCTCTGTGAATCCAGAAAGTGTTATATTATAACAGCGCCTGTTGGCTATTCGTCGTTGGCGGCCTCGGAAGCTGCTATCGCATCGGCAATGCGCTCTCTGAACGCGCTGGAATAGTAACTAGCTGCTTCGTCTTGTATTTCTTGAAACGTCTCTGCAATGACGTCGTAGCCATCGACGATTTGAGTGATCCGAGGTTGTTCCAGCCTGGGTAAGGTGACGAAACCAAGTTCGCAATCTCCTTCCGAATTGTTCCGCGCAACCTCGTAATATTCCTCGCTTCTGAAGTTGAAGCTAAGTTGCGTAATCCTGCATGTGGAATTATCGAACGGCGTAGCATCGATCTGCTCATCCTCCCAGCGGGTAACGCGAAACCACTGGTCGGCAATCTCCGAGACGCCATAGGATTGCGTCCATGAGTTCTCATCTGGGATTAGGAGGGCCACTTGCCGATAACGGCAGGTCATATCCTGCCGCAAGCACTCTATTGTCACATAATTTACTGGGTAGGCGATCTGATCGCCAAGGATCGTCGCGGTTCCTGTCACACTGGCAAAATCTTCTCTAATGCTTCCCCCGGCCCCGAATGGGAAGAAAGAGACATATCCAAGGCGTGTGCGTGCGGCCCGGTAGCCGAGTTGGTGGATTTGCCACACCGTGAGTTCGCCGGTGACTTCCTCTCCGAGGTCAGATTGAAACGCTCGAACCGCTAAGTCGTAATCTGCGAAGCCGTCATACATCAGTGTGCTGAGCATCGCTCCTATGACTGAATCGCCGAGCGGAGAGACCGCGAGGTTTGCAGCGTTGGTGAACATTATTGGCACAGAGCTCTGACGCTCCTCCAAGCTGAGAATAAGGAGTTCGTCCGGGGTGAAATCCCGATACGTGTCACCTTCTTGCGCAAGTGCGGACGCTGCCATAAAAAAAAATGCCAACGCGAGGCGGAAGGTAGCCATCACATTCTCCTGTTTGGATAAATCTCGACCGGCGAACAATGTTCGTGTCGATCCTCACTCCGAGTTGAAATTCGTGATCCTGATGATGACGTCAGCCAAGAGCGGATCGTTCGGTCGGTAAAAGCTCTCAAACCCCTGTTGTTGAATCGCATCAAACAACGGGTCTTTCTCGTTCCACAAATCGTCAAGAACTTTAGCCTCTGCTCGTGCCCTTGGAAAATCAAAGCGATGACGATCCATCATATAGCGCATCATTTGAAGAGTTGCTCGTTGCGATGATGTTGTTGGCCAGTCGCCTGCTTGATCTGCAAATGCGTGGTTCCATCCCCACATAAAGGGCAGCTCAATCCCCAACAGCTTGTCATTCTCCAAAATGCCGGAAATCTCACCTGGCTCCGCGTCAACAAGGCGTGCATCTGTCGCGGCTCGCATGAGTTGCATGTCGAAGTGCTCTATGCCTTTCTCAGAGGTCTCGGCGAGCATCGCCTCGGCCGCTGGGTTGGCCTCCTTTCGGCGGAAGAGCCCCAACAATCCCAAGAATACCCCCAATCGGTCAAACACAGTGTTAGCGAACTATGCTGGAAGCTTAACCGCACTTCCGACCGTCGCATAGTCGATTTTCTCGGGAACTAGCCGCTGAGCCCGGATGCAGCAATTTCTAAGGGCGTGATGCCCTTTAGTCTGCGTCAGGCAGCCGGACACGATCAGCCAATCCAGAAACACCGTAGTTAGGCAGTTGAGCAATGGCATCAGCCTTAGTTTTCAAGGTTACGTCGCCATAATTGTCGGCTGCGGTTCTTCCTGCGTGGCCTTGAATGGCATCTACCACGCGATCAGAAATTCCCAGTTCCCGGCACGTTGTTTTAAGCCTGTGCCGCCATGCGTGGTTCGGTTGCAACCCTTCTGGGCGCAAGCCGCTCAAGCGCAGCCAATCGGCAAGCTGATTGGAAGCCTGTCTTGATTTCTGCATAAACCTTTTGGGATCATCCCCATTGTGGAAAAGCGGCGAATTTTCAGCATCCTCCACAAACTCCAAGAACCCCTCTTCGATGATCTGGCGATGCAACGGCACGTCGCGATAGCCGCCCGACTTCACGGTTCCTGCATCGGGTGTGATGCGAATAACCCATTGCCCCGCCTCGTTGCGCACGTCCTCTTTGCGCACCTGTGTGATCTCGGAAACACGCGCACCGCTAAACGCGCAAATCATCGGCACCCATCGCTTTGCAGCGACAAGTTGCGGCTTCTCACGGATGTAACCGTATTCGTCTTGGTGCGGCATGTAGGAGCGTGACGCCTTCAACACCTTGACCGCTTCTGCATCGGTGTAGCCACGCTCGCGGCCATACACCTTGCGCGGTTTTGGCTGCTTCACGGTCTGCGCTACATTCTCGGCCAGGCGATCATTCTCGACTGCCCAGTTAAACAGCGTTCGCACAGTCGAAAGATCAACGTCGGATACGGTCTTGGCCGATTTGGTTTCCATCAAGTGATCACGCCACGCCAGCAAATCCGACTTTGTGATGCGTCCAGCGTCATTGTGCTTGATAAATTTGCGCAGGCTTTCGATTACCGGACGTTGCCGCCTTCCACCATCGCGCATGAACCCCGCCTGCATACGGCTGTTCAGATAGTCGGCCCACAATGCAGATAGACTGATCGGCGTCGGGGCATCCACACGCATCTGGGCGTCTTTGATAATCGGGGCGGTAGGTGTGCCGGTGTAGTCCCCTTCGTCGCGTTCTGCGGTGCGCGCCAGTGCCTCTAACTCGGCGCTGCACAAAGCACGTGCGATCACGCGCCATTCATCACTGCCCTGCCCTGCGCTGATATTACCTGCGGCCCGGAACCTTTCGATCTGAACACCGACCAGCGCAGCCAGTTCTTCGTTACTGGCGCGGCCCGCTATCGCGTCGCGCAAGCGGACCACCAACAAATCGTCGATCCCGACGTCGGCGTATCTGGGATCGTTCCGTAGTTCGTCATCAAAGGCGAGCCTCTGCATGTAATGGCTCAAGGCGATCTGATCAGCGGCCAGCGGATACCGCGCAGGGGTCGTTTTCCCCTGCCCGGCCTTTCGTTCCGCTAACGCGATCTTATGCTGTAGCCGCGCCACGGCCCCTGGTAGCAGCTTGAGGGCTTGTCTGTAGTCGCCACCAAGAGGGGCGCGCAGTTCGGTTTTGCCGACGATTCCGCGCAGGTCTTTCGGCACGACCAGCCGCGCGTGATAGCGCCCACTGCGATTCACTAGATTTCTAATCTTGCCTGCCATGGGACAACCCGTTTGTAACCAAAATTGTAACCGTTGAACGGGCAAAGGCCCTGTAATGCAAGGGCTTTCTTTGATTTCAATGGGTTAATCTGGTGGGTCGTGAGAGGCTCGAACTCCCGACATCTTCGGTGTAAACGAAGCGCTCTACCAACTGAGCTAACGACCCGCCCGGCACGTCCTAGCCAATCCGGTTTCGCGGTGCAAGGGGCATC